GTAAGTTATGGCACTTGTTGTTGATGGGCTGTCTAAATAAGTAAAGCCACCGCTACCCATATCATCGTCCATATAAGTTCCGATTGGAACTAATGCGAAAGAAACTGCTGAACGACTATTCGTTGAATTGCCAATACCAACTGGAGTTCCGTCTCGTAGTAGTCTAAACCATATTGCATAGGGATTGCTTGGGCCTTGACCAGCACAAACTGAAGCAGTCACCAGTATTTTACTTGATGCGCTAGATGGGGCTATCGACACTGACAAGCCGCTTAAATCTACCCAAGTGGGTGCGGCGTTGCTCATTGCAACTGAAGTTGTGCTAGATGTACTTACAGCCTGTGCAATAAAATTATCATCACCTTTAATCAGTACCATTATTTATTCTCCGTAATAGAGCCAGCAGAGGTCTTGCCTGTGAGATTGTCAACTAGGATGGTACTCATGCTAAGTCTCCGCTTAGATGCAATCCGTTTCTATCATTGTCATAATAAGTGCCGCCATTGTGTCTGGTTTTGAAAGAATAGGTTGTTGTAGTGTGGGTGCGTCTAGCATCAATAAAAAATTCACCGCTAACGTTAGTAGGTGAACTAATATTAGAGCCACTTACAACATAATCACTGTTAACCATAGCATTTGTCATTGTGCTGGCGTGGTCGCCTGTGCCGTTGTCTGTAATAGAAGCGGTGTTAAAGCTGTCATTAATTGTTGTGCCAGCATCCATATTTACCCAATGTTTAGTCGCACTCTGATTAGTCAGCGTGACTGCACCGCCCGATGTGTTCTGGATTGTATCTGCTCGTAATGTACTCATGCTATCACCAATGTTCCACCAGATGTAACCGTAACTGTTACCCCAGTTGCTAGTGTTAGTGGGCCAGCGCAAAGCGCATTTTCATCGCCATCAATCGTGACGCTGGTGTCTAATTGTTTCTGATGCACCCTGAAGATGTCACCACCGCCAGCATTAACCTCACCATTCTCACCCTTGTAAGTACCGCCGCCAGCAGATACCCCAGTTAGCCCAGAGCCGTCACCGCTAAATGCTGTGGCTGTTACTGTGCCGTTAACATCTAGGGCAGTGCTAGGCGTTTTGCCAATGCCAACGTTGCCACTACTGTCGATGCGCATACGTTCTGTAGTGCCTGTGTCAAAAGCTATGTGGTCAATTCCACGAATTGTTAATTCGTCTCCAGTTGTAAGCATACCGTGTGAAGCTGAAACACCGCCTGTAGTGTTGCTATCTATAAGATAAATACTAGCAACGCTGTCTTCGCTTTGAAAAAGTGCAGTGCTATTTACAGTACCACTGTTGACGTGAAAGGTGGTTGACGGCGAACTCGTCCCAATGCCCACGTTGCCGCCAAGAAACTCGTGGTTACCAGTGCTATCTATGTAATACGCTGTCGTAGCGTTTGCGCTGTCATAGATGCTAAAACCTTCATTGCTAACGCCTACTTTTCCAGCAACAATTTTGTAGTCAGTGCTAGTTGCCGCAGATGTGTTTTCAATAACGATTTGTGCGTTTGAAGCGGCAGTGTTTTGAACAGTCAGCCCATCAGCCGTCACAGTGCCAGTGACAGTAATGTCATTACCAAAAGTACCGCCATTAGTAGCAGACACCATATCCGCAGTAGTGAAGGATTTGAACGCAACCACATTAAGCTCGTCATTCAGAGCCGCACCAGTGCCAAGAACAATGCTTGTGCCGCTTGTTGCTGTGTAATCGTCAGGGTCAAGAACAACACCGTTAAGAGTTACGATGATGTTGTCAATGGTGTAGCTGAGTGTATTAGCGTTGTCGTCAGAACCAGAGAATGTCGTCTGACCTGAGGTTGCTGTGTACTCATACATTAGTAATGAAACACCGCCAGCCGATGAAGCCGCAATCCAGCTACCACCGTCATACACACGCATCTCATTAGCTGTGGTATTAAAGTACAAATCGCCTTGGGTTAATGGGTCGCCATCATTGTCCACCGTTGGGTCACTTGCTTTTGCGCCAAGGTAAGTGTCATCAAAGTTGTCGAAGGCTGATGCCGCACTAGCCGCACTAGCCGCCGCCGCTACCTGAGAAGCCGCCGCAGCAGTAGCGGATGATGCCGCATTAGTCTCGCTTGTCGAGGCATTAGAGGCAGATGTCGCCGCATTTGACGCAGATGTCGAGGCGTTGCTCTCGCTAGTTGCCGCATTAGTTTCACTAGTTGCAGCATTACTTGCGCTAGTCGCGGCGTTGGTCTCGCTTGTTGCCGCAGCGGATTCAGATGCAGCCGCAGCCGTAGCTGATGAAGCAGCCGCTGTTGCACTAGAAGCCGATGCCGTGGCTGATGTTGCACTAGCCGATGCTGATGTGGCAGCGTTTGTCTCGGATGTTGCGGCATTTGTTTCTGCTGTTTCAGCCGCTGCCTGTGCTGCCTCGGCTGCCGCTTGAGCAGTTTCAGCATTGGTTTCTGCTGTCTCCGCATTTGTCTCAGCCGTTTCAGCGTTAGCCTGTGCGGTTTCAGCCGCTGCTTGAGCAGCCTCTGCCGCTGTCTGTGCAGTCTCGGCGTCTGTTGCGCTAGATGCCGCTGCTGCCGCTGATGTAGCCGCAGCAACCGCATCAATAAGTAACTGCCAGTAAGTCGTGTTAGTTAGCAATGTCCCTGCTGGGCTATTTTGTGTCGCAATATAGACATTGCCTAGCTGTGCTGCGGTGGTGGACTTAACAATGTCTCGCGCACTATACGCAGATGTTGTTGTGGTAGTATCCGTGCCTTTGTATGTGCCAATCTCTTGGGTAACAGAGAAGTCACCGTTAGCATCGAAGGCAAATACTTTGTTAGCACGGTCACTAGGGCCAATGGTAAATTCGGATGTGCTAATAGTGTTTGTGCGAGACACTTTAATCGCACGGTCTAGCTCTTCCTGTTGGTCTTGAACCATCAAGGTTAGTCTATCTAAAGCATCTTCGTGACTAGCAGCAGGGAATGGGTCGTTAGGAGTGTAGTCAGTAGTTTGTGTCTGTACGGTTGCCCGGATAAGAACAACGGTGATTCCGCTTGCAGGGGCAGTTACAAAAGTAATGTTTCCGCCACCAGCATCGCCAACGCCTGACACGCTGTAATGTGTGCCTTTAGTCTGGACAGTTTCACCGCCAGTAGCATCAGTACGGAGGATAACAATGATGTCATCGTCATCAAAGATTTTGAACGTGTAAGCAAAGACGGTGGTTGAACCATCGCCATTATAGCTATTCTTTGTGTTGGTGCTACTAACTGTCATA